TGACGTGGGCAATATGCCTAGCCATATGGCCATGCAGTTTGTGGAACGTGTTAAAAATGAAATGCATCAACGTCGTATTCCTACCAATGCAGGTGGTGGCGCCAACATGATGGATGCCAGTTATAACCCGTTATGTTTAGATCTAAGCACACAAATTCCGTTACTTGACGGCCGCACACTACCACTTGCTGAGATCATTTCAGAATTCAATGCCGGCAAAGAAAACTGGATCTACAGTTGCGATCCGGTAACCGGCGAAATCATGCCCGGTGTAATTGACTGGGCAGGTATCACCAAACGCAACGCCGACGTGATTAAAATCACCTTGGACAACGGCAAGGAACTCGTATGTACCCCTGAACATAAAATTCCTGTACTAGGCCGAGGGTTTGTGGAAGCCAAAGATCTTACACCCCAGGACAGTTTAATTGCATACAACACACAAGATAAAAAAATATCAGACAACTCGTCTGAGTACCAACAAGTTTGGGATCACAAAACCAAGTCTTGGGTATGGACTCATAGAATGGTTGGAGAATTTTTTAGAAACATTGAAAAACACCAAGAGTTTACATATCTTGAAGAAAATATCGGTAAAGCCAAGGCAGTAATTCATCACAAAGACAGCGACCGATTTAATAACGATCCACGCAATCTTGCTTACATGAACAAGGCCGACCATATTTTATATCATGCGGCCCAGAAAAAAACATTCTGGGAAGATATGACTCCAGAATATCGTGCCCGGATGATAGGAAAAATTTCTGCCACTGCCAAAGACAATTGGAATAATTTAACAGAGCAACAGCGGTTATTGGCCATGTATAACATAAGAAACGCACAGAAAAAGTCTGTGTGGATGCGTAAAAATGATCCTGACACCACGGCAAGTTACAAGAAAAACGCCGGCACCGCCAGACGCAGATATATTCAAGACAATCCTGCATTTAAACAGCAACTACTTAAAAATTTAGATAATCGGGTATTTTTAAAAAATCAACCGTTAAATCTAACACAAGACATGCTAGGCATCGTGGTAAACATTGTAAAAACACAAACAAAGAATAAAAGCAAGGCCTTGTCCTTGTGTGATCAACACAGCGAATTACTGAATCTGGTCAAAGAAGCTAACCCTAGAATAGCTGGTCTTGAGTGTAAAATTGATTACAGCAAGTGGGGATACAGTAAAATGGATCGTTTGCTGGCTAACTTTGGATATAAAAATTGGAAAACATTTGTTAAAACAGTTGACCTATACAATCACAAGATTATCAGCATAGAAACAGTGGAATCTCGTGATGTAGGGACTATCACGGTTGACGGACAAGAAAAATGGCATTCGCATCACACATTTGCTATTGACGCTGGAATATTTGTTAAAAACTCAATCAACGAAGATTACTTTTTTCCTGTGACTAGCGAAGGTCGCGGCAGTGACGTTACTACCTTGCCCGGCGGTTCAAACCTAGGCGAAATTGACGATTTAAAATACTTTAATAACAAAATGGCCCGCGGTCTACGTGTGCCAAGTAGCTACTTGCCCACAGGTCCAGACGACTCAGACCGTGCAATGAATGACGGCAAAGTAGGCACAGCACTTATTCAAGAATACCGATTTAACCAGTATTGCATGCGTTTACAACGCTTAATCATGCAGAAATTAGACGACGAATTCAAGATGTTCCTGCGCTGGAGAGGCTTTAATATTGACGCAGGATTGTTTAGTATAGCCTTGTGCGAGCCACAAAACTTTGCCAGCTATCGTCAAAGCGAGCTAGACGTAACACGTATCTCGGCGTTTACACAGTTAGAACAAATGCCTTACATGAGCAAGCGTTTTATGATGAAACGTTACCTGGGATTAACCGAAGAAGAAATTCAAGAAAACGAAACACTATGGGCTGAGGAACGCGACGAGCCCGAGTTAACCACCACACAAGGTCAAGATCTACGGTCAATTGGGGTTACCCCTGCGGGGCTAGAAGCAGACATTGCCACTGGCGAAGAACTAGCCGGAGCAGAAACTGGCGCCGTTCCGGGCGGCCCCGAAGGCAGTATGCCAGGAGCACCTACATCAGTGCCAGGCGCTCCAGCCGGTGCCCCACCGATACCGACAATTTAATATAAATATTGTATTATGATCCTAAACGAAATTTACGAACGTAGCCCAGAAGCCTATCAAGATCTTAGTCAGGATAACAGCCAACCTCGGCTGAATAACCTACGCAAAACACGATTGACTCTACGCCAGCTTAATAAACTACGTCAGATGCAAGATGTAAGAAGTTTTGAATACAAAGAAAAACTCAAGAAAGTTAAAAAGCAGTACGCACCTCCTCCGGCTGCACCTGGACTATAATTAGTTGTAACAGAATAGTCAAATACACCCAGTTTTCCACCTCAAACCAACTAATATTATCATAATGGCGTAAGTAATATACGAGCCATAACCTATGAAGGAGATAATATGACATCGAAATTTGAACAATTGATCGAGTTTGTGATCAATGACGAAGAGGCGAAAGCCAAAGAACTATTCCACGATATCGTGGTAGAAAAATCCCGTGAAATCTATGAAAACTTAATGGACGAATCCGAAGAAGTTGACGCTGATGAACTTGATGCTGAAGATGATGCTGAAGAACTCGACGAAAACTTTGGCGACGACCGTGGTTTAGAAGCCGACGTTGAAGCTGAAGAAGAAGGCATGCAAGAAGACGAAGAGTCCGATGTTGAATTTGACGATGCTGCTGAAGAAGATGGCGAAGATTTAACACACGACATTGAAGCTGACGGCGACGACAGTATTGAAGATCGTGTAGTTGACTTAGAAGACAAACTTGACGAACTCATGGCTGAATTTGAAGCCATTATGGGCGGTGACGATAGTGGTGATAGTGTATCCGATATCGACGGCGGTGACGCTTTAGAAATGGACGACACAGATACAGCGGAATTCAGCGACGAATTAGCAGAAAATGTTAATTTAGCAGCTGCTCCAAAACCTGTAACAACAGAACCAGCAGGCACAAACACAAGAAGTATCAACGCTAACAACAGTGGCGCTAGAGGTGCTGTAGCAAGCCCAGTTAGAACAACTGGTGCAGAAGCTAAAGGCCGTCCAGCACCAACAACTGGTAGCATTAGTAGCGACAAGTTCCAAAACGAACCCGCAACTGGCAGTAAGAAATTATCCCCAGCACCAAAGCCAGTAACGGCCCAAGCAGCTGGTGTTAATACAAAAACTCCATTTCCAAAAGGTTAATGGTTAGATATGTCTCGTAACACTTATCTTAAAGAACATCTAAGCTTCACTCAGGCAGGACTTGAAATTCTGTCTGAGGAAGCCCAGGATGGTTCCGGTAAAGGTACCTTGAAGTTAAAGGGCATCTGTATCGAAGGTGGCGTTCGTAACGCCAATGAGCGAGTATATCCTGTAAGTGAAATTGCCACAGCAGTAAACACCATTAACGAACAAATTAAAACAGGTCATTCTGTACTGGGAGAAGTTGATCACCCAGATGATTTGAAAATTAATTTGGATCGTGTAAGTCACATGATTGAAAAAATGTGGATGGAAGGCCCTGCTGGAATGGGCACATTAAAGATACTACCTACACCGATGGGCGAACTAGTGAAAACTATGTTGACTAACGGTGTTAAACTAGGTGTTAGTAGTCGTGGATCAGGTAATGTAAACGACGCTAATGGACATGTCAGTGACTTTGAAATCGTCACTGTAGATGTGGTTGCACAGCCAAGTGCTCCAAATGCTTATCCTCAAGCAATTTATGAAGGCCTGCTTAATATGCGTGGCGGACAAAGATTGTTGGATATGTATAAAGACCCTGGCTCAAGCAACAAAGCACAGAGATTTTTGAAAAGCGAAGTAATTCGCCTAATCGATGATCTCAAGATTAGAGGGAAATAATATGCTAGATGCTATTAAACCGTTACTAGATAGCGAACTCTTAAGCGAAGAAGCTCAGACAGAAATTACTGAGGCTTGGGAATCCAAGTTAAATGAAGCCCGCGAAACAGTACGTGCAGAACTCCGCGAAGAGTTTGCACACCGCTATGAGCATGATAAGACAGTGATGGTGGAAGCCCTGGATCGTATGGTAACAGAAGGTCTTAAAGCAGAACTTGAGCAAGTACAAGCTGAAAAGCAAGCACTTGTAGAAGATCGCGTTAAGTTTCAAGGTAAGATGAAAGAATCAGCAACGAAGTTTAACTCGTTTATGGTTACTAAACTTGCTGAAGAAATTGGCGAACTGCGTAAAGATCGCAAGATGCACACAGAAGGAGTTGCTAAGTTAGAATCCTTTGTAGTACATGCACTTGCACGTGAGATTCAAGAATTTGCAACAGACAAACAAGATGTCGTAGAGACTAAAGTTCGTTTGGTGCGCGAAGCTCGCCGTCAGTTAGAAACATTAAAAGGTAAATTCGTTACTGAATCTGCTAAGAAACTTTCTAACTCTGTTGGCACACACCTTAAGGCTGAACTCGGTCAGTTACAAGAAGACATCAAAGTTGCTCGCGAGAACAATTTTGGTCGTCGTATTTTTGAAGCATACGCAAGTGAATTTGGCGCAACTCATTTAAATGAGAAAGCAGAAGTTCGCAAATTGCATGATACAATTGCTGCAAAAGATCTTAAACTAGCTGAAGCCATCAAACTTACCCAGAAAGCAAAAGTTCTGGTTGAGTCAAAAGAACGTGAAATGCGTATGCTTAAAGATTCTAATGAGCGTGAAAACGCCATGGAAGAATTGCTGAGTCCTTTGAACAAGGAAAAGCAAGAAGTTATGCGTAGTTTACTCGAAAGTGTACAGACCAAGAGATTGGCCGGTGCCTTTGAAAAATATCTACCAGCTGTTTTGGAAGATCGTTCCGCAAAAGCCCATAAAGTGATTGTAGAATCATTATCCACGGCAACTGGCGATAAATCTGCCCGCAGTCCAGATGCAGATCAATTAGCTGAGAATACCAGCAACGTGATCGATCTAAAGCGTTTGGCAGGGCTGTAACCAAGATATAAAATAAGGAGACTTAAATGTCACAAGAATTATTAGAAGGTCGTTGGACTGAAACTAAAGATGCACTCTTGGAAGGTTTATCCGGATCCAAGCGTACTTCGATGTCAGTTATCCTCGAAAATACAAAGAAATACTTGCGTGAGAATGCAAGTTCAGGTTCTACAGTTTCTGGTAACGTAGCTACACTTAACCGTGTAATTCTGCCAGTTATTCGACGTGTTATGCCAACCGTTATTGCTAACGAATTGGTAGGCGTACAGCCAATGACAGGTCCAGTAGGCCAAATCCACACATTACGTGTTCGCTATGCACAAAGTTTGAATGACCAATCCGCAGCCGCTACTTCAGTTGCAGCTGGTTCTGAAGCTTTGAGCCCATTCACTATTGCTACAGCTTACTCTACTGTTCCACAGGGCACTACAACTGCTACTGGTTACACTGGTAACAACACAGCAACAATGGAAGGCACAGGCGGTAAGCAAATTTCCGTACAAATCTTGAAACAAGCTGTTGAAGCTAAGACACGCAAGTTACAAGCTCGTTGGACATTTGAATCCGCTCAAGATGCTCAAGCTATGCACGGTATCGACGTAGAAGCTGAAATCATGGCTGCTCTTGCACAAGAGATTACAGCTGAGATTGATCAAGAGATCTTGTTATCCTTGAGTACATTGGCTGCTACAGAGTACACATACAACCAAGCTACCGTTTCAGGTACAGCTACATTCGTTGGTGACGAACATGCCGCATTGGCAGTTTTGATCAATCGTGTTGCTAACTTGATCGCTCAGCGCACACGTCGTGGCGCTGGTAACTGGGCAGTAGTAAGTCCAGCTAGTTTGACAGTATTGCAATCAGCAACAACTAGTGCTTTTGCTCGCACAACAGAAGGCACATTCGAAGCACCTACAAACACTAAGTTTGTTGGTACATTGAACGGTGCAATGCGTGTGTTTGTAAACAGCTATGCTTCAGACACAGCAAGTGTATTGGTAGGTTACAAAGGCACATCAGAAGCTGATGCTGCTGCGTTCTATTGCCCATACATTCCTTTGATGAGCAGTGGTGTTGTTCTTGATCCATCAACATTCGAACCAGTCGTATCATTTATGACGAGATATGGCTTCGTCGAATTAACAAATACTGCATCTTCCTTCGGAAATGCTGCAGATTATGTGGGCGAAATCGCTGTCCAGAATTTGAGCTTTTCGTAAGCAAAAATTTTGTACAGAAGTTTTGTACTTCAAGCAACAAACAAAAACCCACTTTGGTGGGTTTTTTGTTGACATTTATTTTTGTAGAACTTACTAACATACTAAATAATAGTATGAACAAATACAAAAAGTGGTACAATAATATTTGCATTAATGGACAAACAAGAACAACCAACGAGTACACAGAACGACATCATATTGTTCCGGAATCTTTCTATGCTATCCGCACACGCAAAGGTCCTGCTGGTTGGTTAGAAGGCGATAGCAATGCCGCTGAAAACTTAACACGATTAACTGATAGAGAACATGAATTAGCCCACTACTTGCTGACTAAAATACACAAAGATGATAAGCGAGCTTACTTCAAAGTTCTCAAGGCATACGAGATGCGAAGTATAGTAAATCATAATCAAGAAGGTAATCGCCACTTTTCTTCGCGCAGATTAGCTGGTATTAGATCTGAACGAGCTAAACTACAAAGCGAATCAATGAAAGGGGCCGGCAATCCAATGTACAACAAAAATCATACAGAGGAAGCAAAAGAAACAATTCGCAGAAAAAATACAGGTAATAAACTAACAAAAGAACAACACGCAAAATTGGTCGCAAACACCACAGGTAAAAAGAAACCGCCTATTACAGATGAACATCGTGCTAATCTAAAAGCCAATCACAAAAGTAAGGATCCTAACTTTGATGGTTCGTTATCAGCAAAAACGAAAGCAAAGATTGGAGCAAAACTCAAAGGTCGTAAACAAACGCAAGAAGAAAAAGATGCCCGTAGTAAAGCTAATATGGGCAAAACTAAACCTAAAAAACATTGTATCTACTGTGACCGAATGATAGCTGTTAACGGTTATGCCCGTTTTCACGGTGAAAAATGTAAAAAGAAGCCAAAATAGGTTGACTTTTTTGCTAATCTGTGTTACAGTAAGTAGTTACTAACAAAAACGGAAACAAAATGACGTACGATGAATACATGAAGGAACTTAATACAGCCGCTGTGATTAAAGGGCTGAGCAATATGACCGAAGTTGAGTCTATTGACGTAGCTGTTGATACTGGTAAAGAATTAGTTAAGCTGATTAACGAAACATCCGGGTTATCAAAAAAAGATATCAAGGCGGCCAAATACGCTATTGCTGAACTATCATATTTAAAAACAAAATACGTAGCCGCGCTGTATTGTATTAACGGCGCCGACATATTACTTCGTGCTACTGACGTTGATAACAAAAAATTCTACATTCCTAACGATATTTGGATCGCGGCTACTAATGCCGAAACTGAAGAAACTGAACTACAACATATTATGTCTATTGGCGAAAAGGTTGAACAATGAACTCAAGACAATACGAACAAATGATGAAAGAAGTATTTTCAAATGCCTGTACAAGCGCAGGTATTTTAGAAAAAGATGTAGTTGGAGCAAACCTAGAAGCACACCGCACTTACTACACCATTAAACTTAAAGACGGTACAGAAAAAGTTATTGACAGCGGCCTTGATTGGTGCCCAGATTAGCCCTAACCGCGCCCAAAGCTGGCACGGTGACAACTGTAACCGCCACCCCAAGGCCACAGTATAAATATTCATATGACTCCAGAAGAACTTGATCAACAAATCGCCAATCTACCAGAAAAATTAACCTGGGGAAATCCGTTAACTGAGTCCAACGACGAACAAGTTGCGGATATTAAAAAAAGAATACAGCAATTAACTGCTAATATAGATGCTTGGCATAAGCATGAAAATTAACGAATTATTTGAAGCACCTAAAGACATTAAATTATCGGTAGCTCTTATTACCGGGCACGATGTGTATGCCCTTAGAAATAATTCTATTAAAGTTAAAACGCAATTTCAAAAATTAGGAGATACTCCTAATAATAGAATAGCTATGAGATCTTATCTTTTTCATGTTAATCAACTTATCTTTGAAATATCTCAACTACCACAGTGGAATACATGGTTAACAACAAATGACGGCAAAACAGTCTCAAGAGAGTTTGATAAAATTTATTTTGATAATATGAATTTTATGAAACGCTTTCAGTAAATACGCCCGCTGGCACGGTGATAACTGTAAAAAATTCACCACTCCTCTTAGTAACCCCATAAGTATTAACAACTCCTGACTCGGTGGAGTATAACATATCGGGCTGGTGGGTCGGTAAACTCGGAAATACAAAAACAAAAAGCACCGTTAAGGTGCTTTTTCTTTATACTTTATACCACGTTAGGTATTGATGAATCTTTTCCGTCACGCTGGCCCAATCGCCCATTTGAGGTTGTCGAAATAATCTAGCAGTGGGATACCACGGGCTATCATCTCGGCCCAACAACCAACGCCAGTCAAGACCATATTGATTGAGCATGACCCATACTGGCCTGCCCAAGGCACCAGCCAAGTGCGCCACGGCAGTGTCAACACTAAGGACTACATCAAGAGTATGTATCAAGGCCGCGGAATCTGCAAAGTTACCGATGGTGCCCGGGTACGTGACAACTCCGGCAGCAATTAATTGGGCCTCTTCTTCGGGAGTACAATCTGCTTGAAGATTGATCCACTCGT